AGGATAAAAGGTTTCTAACAGGCATGCTGATCGCTGTGTTATCTGAAATTTTCATTTGTATCCTTTCTGTTATATATTTTTTTACTATCTACAACTTTTGGTTTATATTGAGGAGTATATAGTTCTTTCGCAATAGGGTTATTTTTTTTCATAGCTCTATTGCGTTTTGTTTGAAACCATCTGTATTGTTTATTAGCCATTAACCACCAAGAGGATTTTCTAACGCTCTTTTAATCCTTTTATCTATTTTTTCTTCTAACTCTTTTTGAGATAGTTTTATTTTTTCTTCTAGTTTTTTCATATCATCTTCTAAAGTATCAATTGTAGATTTTAAATCTTTAGCATTATCTCTAGAATCTTCTTTTACTTGTTGCTCAACATCATTAACAATTGATTCAACTCTACGAACATCTTGACGTAAATCATTTTTTAATTCATTAGCCACATCAGAAACAAGTCTTATTTCTTGCATCATCATTTCCATTTCACCCATTAACATTTCTATTTCTGTTTGTAATAGTTCTGTTTTACTAGACATTTCTTCTTTTGTCAGTGCAATATTTTTATCAAACTCGGATAAATCGGGAGCTACATAATTTTGTATTTGTTCTTTCATATTGAGGTAATCTTTATAAAATTCAAAACCACCCCATAATCCACCACCAAGTGTAGTGAGTGCGGTAAGGACTACAAAGATTTTTCCACCTTTGAATTTAAGTCCCGCAAATTCAACCTCTGCCATTGCTATTCCGAATCCGTCTGCCATTGGGACATAATCATTTCATTCATTAATCCTTCACTTCCAGCAAATAGATAATATTGTGCTATGTTATTATTAGTTAGTTGGGTATCGGGTAGCATATAATCTGTAAAAAATCCTTCTCTGTCATTTAATTGTTTTTGTGAGTCAAAGAAATTTTTGGTATTTCCTAAAACTTGCATTACTATTAATGTTTTTAACTGATTTGTTGAATCATATCTACCCTTATCCCCCATCTTTTTTACTATCTTTTTAGCAGCTTTTTCTTTCTTAGATTCTGGTTTTTTTATTTCTTCTTTGTCTTCAGCCTTATCTTCTGCTTTATCCATATCTTCTTCGCTTCCTTCATCCTCACTAGCCTCTGGTGAGCTTTCTTCAACCTCTGGCTCTTCTGCCATTTCTTCTTGAGGTTCATCAACAGGTTCTTCAATAGGTTCATCTTGTACCTCCTCTGTTTCCATTTCTGGTTCAGGTTCCATAGTAGGTTCAATTTCTACTTCCTCCATTTCTGGTTCTGGCATTTCCATTTCTGGTTCTGGCATTTCCATATCTAAGTCAGCCATTTCCATCTCTGGCTCTGGCATTTCTAAATCAGGCATTTCTAAATCCATTTCCATTTCTAGTTCCATCTCCATTTCATATTCTACAGTTGCAAGTTCCATTTCTTCCATATCAATGTTTGGCATCTCAAAGTCCATTTCCATTTCAAAGTCCATTTCAAAGTCCATTTCCATTTCTACCGTTTCATAGGACATATTCATATCAGGTTCTTCAAACTCAGGTTCAAAATACATGTCATCACCAGGCGCTTCTACAACATTATTATGTTCAAATATATTTTCTACGATATCTATAACTTCTGTCTCTGTACTGCCACCGTATGCTACCCACATTTCAACGCTCAGTATATGTTCTGTAACTATTGTAGAAATTACATTGTAAAGTACATTTATTTGTACATCATCAAATAGCGGTCCAATTGCCAGGTTGATATCACGTCCACCTACCTCTACAATTAATTTTGTAATTGTTCCTGCAAAATCAAATCCGCCTGTGTATTCTTGATAACCACTGGTTACACCAGATTCAGATAAAATGTCAGTGCCTTGAAATATATTTGTATTACCATTACGTCCTGTAATATGCATATAGATACGATCTTGAGGATCTCTTTTATCAACTTTTATAGAATAATTAGTTCTGCCACCATTTTCTATATCAAGTTCAGATATATCTATTGTATTAATAAATGTTGTACCCATTCCAGATACACCCATTGTTGATGTGCTATTTCCACTACCTGTTATTTGTGCACATTTATCTGCACCAAGATTGTAGCAACTATTACCAGACGGCATATTAGCAGGCCCTTGGCCTCCCCAGTCCAAATCCATGTCCCCTTCATATTTAGATGATGAAACATATCCAGCATCTCCATCAAGTATATCTCCTGAATCTGGGTTTGTAGTAGTTACTGTTGTGGTTGTAGTGGTAGTTTCTGTTGTGACTGTATAGCCATCAGCCTCATATTCAATTGTTTCTACTTCATCTATGACAATTGTTTCTTCAACACCTGGAGTACATAATCCTGTTGAGGTAACAGGACATTCTGCTTTAAGGGAAGAAGGCCACAATGCCAGAGTGCATAGCCATACCAGCAATAATAAATTTGAAGAGTTTTTGTCCATCCGTTAATCCAGTTGTTTGTTGTTCTTTTTGTTCTATTTCTATTTTCTTAAATACTAATGATCCTTCAGGAACCATATCAATATTTTCTGTCCATCCTTTTTTTGCATCTTCTCCTATAGCACCCATGTAAGGACAGTATGTCCCTGCCATATGCATAGCGTCAAATACTCTTGGATCAGCACATAATGTTGATACCGCAGCAACTTTCATACCCATCGAATAGAGAGATCTAGATAATTTTATTCTTTCACAGTTTTCATCAGTGATTGTGATTCCCGTCGCTACACCTAATATCTGGGTTTGGACCGCGGTCGACGCTGCAGTCTTACATATGTCTGAATTGTTTACAACGACACTTGGTGCATTTGCAGTAGGTACCGACTTATCCGTTACAACCGTACTAGACACCGTGTTCGTATCAGCACCTTTAGCACTATTTATTGCGCTAAAAATTAAAACAAAACACAATAGAAAAAAAAGTATTCTCATTTAACATTTCCATCTTTTCCTAGCTTGTCTTAATCTAGAATTAGGATTTTTAGCTGCCCCAGGAAATTTTTTCATTTGACCAGCACTTCTGGCACAATATGATTTGCGTCGATTTGCAGACTTTGAGCCTGGTTTAACTTTACCAGTAACTGCTGTTTTTAATTTTGAACCAGGATTATCTCGACGATATTTGTTTACCCCAGCTTTAGTCATTCCCGCCCCAGACTTTGTGGAGCGGAAATATTTTTTTGTTCTGGGTGGCTGTTTATCAGCCATAAATTACATTAACTTTCGTAGCTTGATTAAAGAAAACATAAAGATCGGTATCAAATTTTAATCCCATTTCAGGAAAATCAATTTGAAGAATCTCATCTTCTCCAGAAGCAATAGCAGGAGTAACTTGAGTAAATTTAACAGTTCCACTTGAACCATTATCTATCAAATCAACTCTACCTTCCGTTCCACCGCATTGAACAGTTAATCCTACCACACGTGCTGGTGCACTAAGAGTATTAGTTCCTGCACTTACTTTAGTTGTAACTTGACCACTTGCAGTTAATTGTTTTGTTTTAATACCAAACATTATTAACCTCTAGCTTAGATTTCTGTTTTGTAAATATAATACAGTAGCAGTAGCTGCACCTGCAGATGCTGCAGAACCTGATTGGTTATAAGTAGCAACGACTTGAACGTCTGAAGTTCCTATATCAATTAAGTTTCCGATTTGTGATACATCTGAAGTAGCAAGAACTCTTGCTTGAGAACCAGCGGCTAATGCATCTGCATATTTATCAGCAGTTGTTCCATCTCCAAAATCAATTGTATTAGTTGTTCCTGCATCAAAAGCAGTTGTTACATCCAAAGTAATTTGAAAGATTTGACTGTTTGCTGGTAAAGTTGCAATAGTAGTTGTGGTACCATCTGCAGCATAAACAATATTTGCAGATTGTGCCATTAATACAAATCCAGTATTAGCAACATCAGTACCTACTGTACTTCCTGTTGTGTCTTTTAGTGTTCCGGCTTTAATTGGACCGGAAAAAGTAGTTGTGCCCATGTCAACCTCCTTTTAGTTGTCTTGTTAAGTCTTGGGTAAATTCTATTGTAAAACAAAAAAGGCGGTCTTGCAACCGCCTTCTTCGTATCTGGGAGGATCCAGTATAAATTTAATTAACTACCTTGTGATGCATAAACACAACGAGGATCAGAGTAACCAAAGCTGTATCTCTCTCTAGCTTTGTATCTCATATTTCCTGTGTCAAAGTCACCTTCCATGCCTGTAGCAAGGGCAGCTCTAACAAAGTGTTTAAATCCATTAGGACAATCTGTTTTTACGAACCATGCATCCGTATCTGTTAGATAATGGTTAACTGTGTAACCACCTGGTAGCATGCCCATATTTTTCAGAGCGTTAATGTCGTTGTCAGCAGTACCAACTCTAAGAGTAGATTCTAAGATCCTATCAGCTACAAATTGGGTGTTAACAGGAATAATTAATTTCTGTCCTTTCATCGCAATTTTAAGCCCTCTTTCATCGATAAAACCAGCAATATCAATCATCGCTTGTTCTAATGAGGTTTCGTTAAGGTCGGCGTCAGTTGCTGATCTGTTAGTGAAAGTTCCACCAAGAGCAGTTGGGTGAGCTGTGTTAGCTAAAGTAACACCATCTCCACCAGTCACTGAAAACGCATTATTTAATACGTTAGCGCCTCTAACTTGTTTAGTATAAGCCATAGATCTTGCTAGGGCTTTTGTGTAACGAGCTGATAAACTGTCATATAAGTTGTCTTCAACAGCTTCCTCAGTTAACGCAAATGCAAGTGCAATTGTGTCATGAGTGTATCTAGCAGTGAAAGATTCAGAAGCGGTATCAAAACCAACTGCTGCTCCCTCTGCTTTTACATTAGCTTGTCCAAAACCAACCAACATAACTTCTTCTTCAAAAGCTCTATCACTTGATTCTTGCTCAAAAATTTGAGCAGCTTCGTTTTCGTAGCGTGCGTACTCCAAACCGAACAGGGCATTTAAACCAGGTTCAAGTTCTTTGGCAAGCTGTGCTCTATTAATAGCCATATCCTATCTCCTATATCCCTGAGGTTGAGTCCATAAAATGAACGTTAAGTTTTACGATCGCTAATCGACCTGCTGCAGTTTTATCAACTGCACCTGAATCTACTGAAGCCTCATCATCAAATCCTACAATTTTCATATTGAGAGTTGCAGAACCAGAAGCAATAGTAGCTGTTGCTAGTTCTCCTAGAGAATAACCACTTGAATCAGTCCCTGTAATTGCTGTTGCAAAGTTAGCATTAGCAAAAAGAGCGTTATCAGGTAGTGCTCCATCCGCATTAATAACAAATAATGCGTTAGGATCATCGGCAACATAAGCAGTAGCTTCAGTTGAAGCTTCCTCTT